TTAAATAATTTACCATCAATATAGGATTCTCTAATTGGTGATACTGAATTAAGTTGTATATGGTTTTTAAATTCTTTTTGTTCTTTTAGCCCAATACCTTTACGTACTGCATTGTATACTTGTTTTGATTCTGCATTTGAAAGTCTCTTAGGCATATATTGTGCAAATTTAGTAAAGTCACCATCCTCTGCATATCCTCTTAACTTAGTACCAGATACACCTTCAACACCCTTAGATTCAGGATCTCTATTTCCAGCACTCATTACAGAAATACGTTCGAAGTTATAAAATCCGTGTTTAGCCTTTTTACCGTTATATTTGTTTAGGGTAATCTCGTACTCGCGTACGCGATCTGAACCTGCAACAATTACGACTCTCTTAAATCCTTCATTATAAAAAGCTGTCATAGCATCAAAGATAGTCTTCAACTTTTTATCCATCATGATCTGACGTGCATACTGAGGAAATCCCTTACGTGCAAATTTAACCTTTTGCATAAATGGTATAGGATTCTTTTTATTATCTTCAGACTGTGTCAGATAAATTCTAAATGGATTATTTCCTGCTTTTGCTTTTAGAAAATCTAAAAGCTTTTCATGACCAGCCGTAGGAGGATTCATTCGACCCCATACAAAGTATAAGGTTTTTTCCTCTTCAACCAGATAATTACGAAATGAATTAATCATCCCTTTTTTCTTTCCACTTCTGCTTTACGAACTTTAGGAAACATCTTACGAGCAATTCTTTTAATTCTTGCCTGCATTGCTGGTTTATCTAGCCTTTTTTCAATCTCTTGTTTTCTAGCAAAGGAAAGATCTTTTTTAGGAATATCTTTTGTAAGCTTACGAACTATAAGATCACGGGCTTTTCTCATTGATCTTTTTTCTAATTTTCCCTTATCAGCCATTTTACGTTTTGCGCGCATACGACCAATCTTGATTCTAGATTTCATACGTTTCATAAGTCGCGAACGTTTCATACGTTGCGCCATATTCAGTGCCTCTTCTACATCAGTAGATTCGCCTACTGGACCACCTTCACCTACACTGTTTAATCTTCTCCGTCTGTAAGCACGGTAATTTGTTAGCTCGTCCTCGCCTGGACGATACTCTACAGTGTACATGTCTTTAAATGAAAGAGCGTCTGGATTCTGATAAATGTCTTTAAAGCGAACGATATCCGCCATTAGTTTCTCCCTGGTTTATCCCATCCTTTTAAAATATTCGGGCTAAAGTTGGCGAATGAAAATTCCATTCGATCAACAATCTTAACCGCATCACCACCAAGCTTATCAATAGCTACATAACCTTCTTGACCCGTTACCCTATATCCCCTTTTAGTCTTAAGGAAGGTTTGAGTCATATTGAGCTTGTTAAGTATATTTATAAGTTTTAACTTCGCTAGAATTATAACTTTTTGCAATTCGAACATTTGTACAAGGGATTGTTTATTTTTTTGTGAAAAGAAATTTAATATTTCCCCAAGCTTCATTCGCTGGGCGTCTTTGCCTTTATCAGTAGATCTTTTGTCAATTTCTTTTTTAAATTTTTGCTGGATAAAACGGATAAGCGAATCCACACGTTTAGCTGGATCAGGTGGCAATGCCTGAGCTCGTACATATGAATTAGTATGCTGCTCAATCAGCTGTGTAAGATCTTTATTCTTTTCAAGTTGTCTAAGGGTAGATCCTGCAATCTTATTAAAAATAAATCCTGCAGTAGAAAGATATTCATTTACCTCATCGGTATCTTTTTTAGACATAGTATATTGTGTCATATCACGAAGCTTAGCATCTTGTGACCATACATTCTTTGAAGGCTTAAGACCTGATGCATCAAAATTATATGAAGCTTTCATTGTTTCGAATGTTGGTCCTTTGTACGCCGTATGCCATACAATTCCAATCTTTGTTCTCTGAGCTTGCTTGGCCATGTCCGTGCCAGCTGGAATTGCATAAACAATTGTATTGGGGTGAAACGTAAGATATGACTTACCTTTGATCTTTCTAATTTTAAGATCACCCGGTCCAAATAAGAAATCACCTTGAATAACTCCTTTAATTCCTAGTTCAGGTAGATACCGTAAAGCAAGCTTAAGTTTTGTAGAAAGATCGCCAGAAGTATCAGCATCAATATCAGCATCATTCTTGTATACTTTGGGAGATTTGTTAAAGATCCCTTTTTTCGCCACGAAGAATCTTCCATCGCTAGGATCAGTCCCAGCAAACACGGCAGGAGCACCATCCCATTTAACAGATACATTTCCATCGTGTACTCCCCCTAAAGAATCTCTCAATGAACGCAAAGCCAATATAGCTTCGCGCGTACCTTTTACACCACCGTATATAACCTTATCCTCAATGTGGGTCATATGTGTATTTTTTTGTTCGGTTATAAATTCACTAAAGTTCATCTCTTTGTTATAATCCCTTCCCCAAAAACCGCCAGTTCATGACTACCTTGTAAGGTACCCAATTGAAACTGAATGTCGGTTTTTTCATCGTATTTAAATGGTAATCTCCTTTGGATATTCATATTACCTAAAAATGTAGTTCTTGCAGTATTATACTGTTGACCTGAAACAAGAGATGTAAAATTCCTAAATATCGCAGGTTTGGCAGAAGTACTATCACTTGAAAATGCATCGATTCGATATAAGAAAAAACATTTTTTTGCTGGGACAGTAAAAATACTTGCCTGATTTCTACCATCGCCTACCCTTATACCACCATATTTTACAGTCTTTGCTGTATTCTGTACAGTAATTAGCCCTAAATTTGTTTGGCCAGTAATAAGAATAATATCGTTAATTCTGAAAAAAGGAATAGCTGTGTTAATATCTCCACCGCCATTAATAGTGACAATATCAGAGATAATATTATAACTAGAATCCAAACCTATAATCTTAAGTAGCTTTCCATCATCACCAGCATTAGCTGAAGTAACAGTCATAGTAATTGCAGATGTTGGAAACACATAATTAGTATTTGCAAATTCCCATGCTGCTCTTAAAGTAGTATCACCTGATGTTTGATAACCAAAGATATTTCTTACTTCAGTATCCTGAACCCTACCGTAGGGTATTTGCAAAATGTCTACTGATTGCCATTAGAACTGTAACTTTGGTTTAATTGTCCCTTGGGTAATAACATCCAAGTGGACTTGTGATTGTTTTAAAGAACCAACGAATAATACCTCACCCCGTCTAGCTGCTGGGGTTTTATTAATCATAAGGATCAAAGGATTTTTATTAAGATAATTAAATGCAGCTTTAACATAAGGTGTTTCTACCTTAGTAGCCCATTCTCTTTTAAGTTTAGGATTTCTCATGATAGCTTTAATTTGCGCAGCATTTACCCCATTCACTTCTTTTCCCATATTCTTAATATTTTGATCAGAGTCTCTTATAGCTAATCCAGCTCCCACCATTTTATCCATAGGTACCGTTCCTCCAAGTTTAAAGTTTTTGAAGAAACCGTCACCGCCAAGATCCCCGGCTTTTACCTCATAGGCCTGACCTTTAATATTAATATCAGCTGCTGATGCTGAACCCCCACCTAGTGTAGCATCATCTAAAAGAAAGTAAAGAGTTGCCTCTCCTGGACCTACACCCTTTAGATTATAATTATGAAGAGCTAAAAAATTATTTTTATTCGAATCTCTTAACTTTTTAATAAGAGTATTCATTTTGCTAGCAGAAGGTTTGCCCTTAATAGTATTTTTTAAATCAAATTTTGGGAAAAAATGAATATTAAAAAGATGTTGGATTTCTGCCTTATACCGATCAGTAATAAAATCTGATGGTGATAAGTTAAAAGAAGTAACTCTAAGGGCTCTTCTCATAAATTCGGGATCTAGATCATCTACGTTCACGGCTGCCATCTCCCTTAAATATTTTGACAATCTCTTCATTTTTTTCTCCAAGCTAATATTAATTATTAACTATACTCTATTTATACTGAAAAGTAAACAAAAAAATGATCTTAAAAATTTCTTTTTAATAAATAATTTCTACGAATTGAAAGTAATCTCGAATTGAAAGTAATCTATATTATGCCACTAACTAAAGGAGGCACACATGGAAGTGCTTAATAATATTAGGGGCTGGGCTGGTAGTCTAGCTGATGTAGGTATTAGTTTAGCAGCTTTGGCTATTGTAGCAGAAGCACTAGGTTTAAACAATATGCCGTTCATGCCAGAAGGTCTTAGCGTAGTTGATAATGTATCTTCAATGATTTCATCTCTCGGCTCACAAGGGGTGATGGGATTAATTGCTATTTGGGTTCTCTGGGGAATCTGGAACAGAAAGTAAAAACAAAACTATAACTGATCAGTTAGACTAAAAAGGGAGGGGACCTAAAATCTCCTCCCTTTCTATTTACTGGGTGTGTAGGTTATTTAAGTGGTATCAGACCAGCCTCAGCAAGTTGTGAGGTTGGATCTGCTGCCATATTAATATAGAACTCTTTAAACTCGGCAAGTCCAGGAATTACACCCATATGTTCCTTTTTAAAGTATACAAAAAGTGGACGTGATACTTTGTATGAACCATCGGCAATTGTTTCAAATGTAGGTGCAACACCATTGATAATTGCACCGTGTACCTTATCTAGATTCTGATCAAGGAAAGAGAATCCAAATACCCCAAACATATTAGGATCTGCAACAAGTTTCTCTACGATAAGATTGTCGTTCTCACCCATTACAATTACCTGTCCATCTTCTCGGAATGATGAACACTTTGCCTTATATTCTTTCTTTGACATACCCATTTCTTTACATGCACCATGCATTACAAGTTCAATGAAAGCATCTCTAGTTCCTGAAGTTGGAGGCGGAACCATAATTGAAATCTCTTTATTTGGAAGAGATGGATCAATATCAGACCATTTTTTCATAGTAGGATCTGATACTGCCTTAAAAATTTGTTCTTTTGTAAATGATGCTTTTGGTGCTTTATTCGAATTTGAAATAGTAATTCCATCAAATCCAATTTTTACTTCATCAAATGTTACATTATTTTCTGCACATTTCTTTGCTTCTTTATCTTTAATTGCACGAGAGGCACCAGTCATATCTGGATGATTAATTCCAATACCATTGCAAAAGAGTTTCATTCCTCCGCCAGTACCAGTAGACTCTACGATAATACGACTGCCGCTATTTTGTGCAAACTTTTCAGCAGCAATTGTTGTGAATGGATATACAGTTGATGATCCAACTGAAGTGATTGAATCTCTTGCGGATGCAGTTGAGGCCATACCTACAAGAGCAAGGGTGAGAATAATTTTTTTCATGTTTATGATTTTCCTTTTGTTAAAAATAATGAGCAGGTCTCAACGTCTGCTCATTAGTATTTAACTAAACTAACGATTATTTTTCGTTAAGCTTTTATTAAGTTTTTCTCGATCACGATCATTGTATTGCTTGATTGCATACTGTCGGGCCTTCTCCCGGTTTTCCGGATATAGGTGTTCAAACCCCCTCATGTTCCAGCTTTTTGCCCAAGCAGCGACTTGATCTAGACTATGTGCCTTCATACCGAACTACCTTTACCAATAGGTTGACTAGTATACGAATCAACATAATCACCATCATACTGATATACGCGATCACGCGTTTCTTTTATTAAATTGCTGCCCCGGTACCGGTAAGTTATCAAGGTGTGCTGAAACACACCTTGACTTGGTAACTGATCAAGAGCAGATTTAAAAGGACCTTCTGACATTATGCCACCTCGGATATAATAGAATTAATTTCGTCTCTGGTAACATAGTTCCACTGTGGATAACTTTTACTAGGATGTCTTGTATCAAACATCCTACCTAGTCGATTAATAACGCATGTTGTAGCTTTATTATCGGTAGTTTCAATCTTATAAGATCCTCCCACCCGTTCAATAAAGTATATGCTTCCTCTCCAACCATCTTCTGCAAAACGAAAACGATCACCAATAATACCATTAAAAGTCTTTCTACATTTTAACATTATGCTGCCTCCGCAAATTCAATAGCAGTTTTCAGTGCATCGCGCTTGCGAACCTGATTACCGCCGAACCATGATGAATACAGACGATTGTCTGCGTTCCGACCTTGAACGTGGTCGGTAATATAGGTAACAGAATTAAATGCCTGCCACCAAGATCCTTCACCATATGCTGCACCTGGTTGTGTTTCCAGAACCTCGTGTGCAAGTTTAGCATTACGTGAAAGAGTTTCCATTGAAAGATCTTTTCCCTGTACGCGCTTATCAGCAGTACGTGGGAAGACCGCATTCAAATATTCGATATAGGAATCTGTAGTAAATCTTTTACCAGCAAGAAACTGTGCCATATCTTTATACGTAGTCATTTTAGCTTTGGCAATACCAAGAGCGGTCTTTACCTGACTTGCATCGAATTCTACACGATGACCGACCTTAACAGAATTATCTTTTTTACTGTCAAGTGAAAGTGAAAGTGTATTGTTGCAAACTACGCGAATTGGTGTAAATCGAACATCGATTGCCTTACCGTATTGATGTGGGTTTGAAAAAAGCAAATAAGAGTCAATACGATCTTTTCCAAAAAGCTCAAATGAATCTTTTACTTTTGCTAGTGCCCATACCATTTGTCCATCTTTTAATGAACCAGCAGTGTTCATTTCCATATCACC